CCAGTGCTCAAGCCTATGGCAGTTACAACAAAGCGGAATGCATTTCTTAATTTCTTTTTCGATTGCTTCCCAGCTGTAGCCCCATTGCACTAACTTACTGACACTATTTTTTTTATCACCGATGTGATGGAACTCCATTACTCGGTGATCTTTTATTCCACAGTGTTCGCAGCTGACAGAAGCTTTATAGTCTTGAAACTTCTGACGATGTTCACTTTTTTTACACATCAAGATCTATTCCGTACTCTTTTGCATCAAAAGGATCTGGTTTCCCAGCGCAAATTAAACAAGCCCTTTTATAAAAAGGAGAAGAAGTCTGTTCTATTTTTTCAAAATGGTTTTTAATTTTTTCCCAGTTTTCTTTAGTGTGTTGATCCATTTAAGTTAATCCGTAAGTCCAGATTTGTTTTCATCGTTATCTAAACTATCATTAAGATCCAAAATATTAAATGTGCAATTAGGATCAGCAGTTAAATCATAATATTTTTCTCCTTCTGTTTTTGTTTTCCAAAAATAATCATCGCACTCTCCAAGTCGTCCCCATTTAGGGGCATGCTCTACATCAAAATATCGTGTTGATACTTTAAAATCTGGTGTTTTTAAATTTTGATTGGTCAAAGATGGGTCAACCATACGACAACGATTATTGGGATACGCTCCAATCTGACCGTTTTCTAATTCAATAATGTTGTGAGACTTGTGCTCATCAGGAGTCTCAGCAAAATAGTAATCAGGTTCATTACGATGTGGATGATAATTATCCACAGTAAATAGATAGGAACCTTTCATAATGCCTGAAGCCCTAGTCATGACTTCAAATTCCATATTGAAAATAATATTTTTTTCAATCACTGTTAATCCTGTATCGAATCCATTCCAAAACTGCAGGTCAGTTAACGGCAGGTCAGGAGTAGGAGCCACGGGTTTATCGGGATGGTTACTATCCCAAGCAAGAAAAGCGCTGATAGGAAGCTTGTCATAAAGCGCTCCGTACTCTGTTAAATATGTTTCAAAATAAAGTGCACGTCCTGTCAAGGACTTGCACGTTACCCAATAACCAGGGGTGTATTCTCCATGACCATCTCGTAAATCACGTAGATATTCCCGCCTGACCCAAACCTTTACAGGGGGTACATTTGCTACAAGTGTTGTCAAGGTTGAGTTTACCCCGTGTAATCGTTAATTTTTATTTTTGTTACTAAATGCTTCTGTAAATTCATTAATTGAATCTAAGCTTTCAAGTCGTACCAGGGTCTCGGTTAAAATTCCCAGAACAACAGGCTGTTCAGAACGGGAAGCAAAAGCTAAAGCATCTCGAACGTTTTTACAGGCTTCGTTAACACTTTCCTTAACTTGGGTCGATAAGCTCATGAGGCATCGGGGATAAAGGGACTTTTAAATAATCAATACCTTCTTTTTTAAGAAGGTCTTCGTGAGCCTTTACTTCTGACTCATGATAATCATCGTAAGCCATTTTTTTAAAAGTTTCACCGGTTTGTTCACCGTAGTAAAACCGAACCATTGCACACGAAGAATGCAATCCACTGTGTTTACTCATTGCAATACTGATCTGTCTGACACAAAATAAATCCCTAGCACCGTTGCAACCAGCATTGATGCCAATAAAGTCATAATTAAGAAAATAAATTCCCTCACGTTTTCAGAATTTTGCGATATATTAATTTTAATATATGCGGATAGGCCTGTGACTGGCCCTTCAGGGATTCATAACAATCAAATCATGCAGGACTTAAACAGTTCTGCGGCACGTATTACTTTAAACGGCAAACGCCACTACACAACTCCTTTAGCAACAGGCCCAGCTCCTTCTGTTACAACCATCATCTCTGAGACGGCTTCCGAAGCAAACAAGAAAAAGCTTGAGATGTGGTCTAAAGCTAACCCTGGTGTTAAAGAACAGGCTGCTGAACGCGGTACAGCAATCCATTACGGCATGGAATGCTATCTTAAAGGTAATAAAAATCCTGAAATCTCAAGTGAATACGCAGAGTTTTGGGACGGTATGCCAAAAGTTCTGGATCAATTCTCTGAAGTTTTGTGGGCGGAGTCTCCTGTACTTGATAAGTTTAATTTCACTATTGGTTCTGACGACGTGGCTCGTGTCTGGGGTTGCGATGACGACGGCAGGGCTTGGGCTGGTGCTCCTGACATTATTGCTGTGGTTAACGGTAAGCTTACTCTTGCCGATTTAAAAACAAGCGTTAAACCGTATAGCAGAAAGTGGCCAAAAGAATACGAAAAAGGTTCTAAAGAGTGGCGTGACTTGCTTGGTGGCTACATGAAGTTTAAAAAAACTTGCAAGCAATTAGCTGCCTACGACATTGCTATCGAGCAAACCCTACAGATCAAGGTGGACCAGGCTGCCATTTTAGTTTCGACTCCTGTTCGTACTCAGATTTTTAAAATCAGCCGTAAGTTCCTTAACATGTTGCACGAGGATTGGTTTAAAATTGTAGAAGAATATTACAAACAAATCGAAGAAAACTAGGTGTGTACTGTGTTAAAGGTTCCATCTAAAGAACCGTCAAGTCGACCAGGAGTAGAATAAAATATACGCTCCAGAGTCATGCCACTTTACAGAGATCCGTTAAACCTAAGTAATCTATACGATGTTGGTAAAGTCCAAACCTGTAGTGGTCAACCTTTAGAAGTAACTACTGCTAGCGGTCAAACTGTTTCAGTTACAACAGCAGGTACGCCAGCGGGTGATGCCTTTGGTCGTGCGCGTATATCGGAACCCTTCACTCTTTTCGATTCCAGCCATCGTTATAGCGACAACGGACTCTGGGCAACGGCAACGGGTGTTAGTTCTGACGCCACCTTTGATGCTGATGCTGGTCTTGTTAATCTCAACGTGCCCACCACATCTGGTGCATACGTCAAACGAGAGACCAAAAAAGTATTCTCCTATCAACCAGGAAAATCACTTTTGACTCTCTCTACGTTTGTTATGGAGCCTGCTAAAACCAACCTGCGTCAGCGGGTTGGTTACTACGGTGCTGATAACGGACTTTATTTACAACTAGAAGACTCAACCCTTAGCTTTGTTGAGCGTGATTCAGTGACTGGAACACTGGATGAAACAGTTGTTAACCAGGCTGATTGGAATGTAGACAAGCTAGATGGCACTGGTCCATCAGGTAAAACCCTTGACATTGCTAAAGCTCAGATCCTGTGGATGGATGTGGAGTGGTTGGGCCTTGGTACCGTGCGTCTTGGCTTTGTTATTGATGGTCTCTTTATTCATTGCCATTCATTCCACCACGCCAACCTTCTTGCATCAACCTATATCACTACAGCATCACTTCCCTTGCGTTACGAGATTGAAAACTTAGATGACACTGCAAGTGTCAGCACACTAAAACAAGTATGCTCCACTGCTATCTCAGAAGGTGGTTACGAGCTGCGTGGTAGACAAGGTGCTATTGGTACTCCACTCGACACACCAAGAGACCTGACGGCGACTGGTGTTGCTTACCCGGTTGTTTCTTTGCGCTTAAAATCAAGTCCTGATCGGCTTGATGCAATCGTCATCCCAACTGCTGCAAGTGTCCTGGGTATTGGTAACAATGGTTTCTTTGCTTGGACTCTGCAGAGTAACGCCACAACATCTGGCGGTACTTGGACTAGTGCAGGTGTTGATTCCTCTGTTGAATACAATATCAGTGGTGTTAGCTCCAGTGGCGGTCGCACGCTTGCCAAAGGTTACATTTCATCTACTACGCAAAGCACCAATGGAATTGACATCTTAAAAGCAGCACTCTTCCAGTTTCAGCTACAACGTAACAGTTTTACCAGTACCCCAGAAGAATTTAGTTTACTTGTTGAGACAAAAGTTGCGGGTAATGAAGTCTATGCATCGGTTGATTGGGAGGAAATCAGTCTCTGATAAACCGAGAATGCCAACGATAATGCCAACGAAGAAAAGAATGACAACGAAGGTGCTCCCGTTGGCAATCAATCCAAACCTCCTCTTAGGTGACATGCTTGAAGCTTTCATCCAATGGTTAAAGAAAATTTGGTTTGAAGCAAAACTAAAAGCTCGTCTCAAAATGATTGAGATCAGAGCACAAGCAGAAGCTGAGCGTGAACTTGAAGAGTGGTTTGAACCTCTTTATACTGAGAAGCCGCCTGAAAACCCAGACAGCCCAGCCAGTCTACTCGGTGGCGAAATGAGACTCACTTCTAAATGGCATCAAGACTCAAAAGACTTAAAAAAATAAAACATTTAATTTATTAGTTACTTGATTTAGTCGCCCTAGGATAAGAAAACAAATCGAGAGCCTCCAATGGAAATAGTTGTTTCCGTTGGTGAGTGGATGACAGCACTTCAAAGACGCATGTCAAATGCGGAAGAAGGCGCTTGTTTTTTTCTCCCAACACAGATGCACTTACACGCGTTTGGTATTCTTAAAGAACAAGAATTTTCTAGCAAAACTCTTTACGCTAAGGTAATCCCACCCAAGAAGTATGACTAACAGCAACGACCAATCCCTGCTTCCTGGACAAATTAATTTAGATTTAATTCCAATTGACTGGCCGTTAACGCCTTTAGGAACCAAAAAGGATGCTTACGTCTCAGGATGGCAAAAGAAACCATTCTCTAAAAACGACATTAAAGACGAACTCGAATCTGGAAAGTGTAAGGCCATTGGGCTGTTGTCTGGCCCTGTTTACAATTACTCTTACGGCTTTGTGTGGGTTGATATTGATGGACCAAGCGTCTACAAACTTATTGAAGAGATCTCAGGAAAGCCGTTTGATAGTGCCTTCCCGAATACGTTAACTATCCTTAGCGGTAAAGATGGTCGTGAGCGTAAGCTCTACCGTGTAGATCAGAAAAAGCATAGTCAATTTGTTCGTAACAAATATACTTGGCATTCCGTTATCCAAAAAGAAAAACTAGAAATTCTTTGGAAGCGCCATCAAGGTGTTCTCATGGGTGCTCACCCTGAGACAGAAGGGTACTTCACAGCACCAGGTCAAGGCTTTGAGTGGATTGAAAAACTTCCCGAGCTTCCGGACTGGTTGCTACGAGGGATCATCGACAAAAATGAAAAAGTTGGTGCTCCTGCACGGGAGCGAATTCGTGTTGTTAATCCTCTGTTTGCACTCGATGCACAGATGGATTTAGATACAGACATCAAGAAAGCTAAAGCAGCAACGTGGTGTTTGCCTGTTGAGCATGTAGATGACTACGATATTTGGATCATGGTGGGCCAAGTCCTCCATGAGCTTGATGATTCTCTTCTTGAGACTTGGGACCAGTGGTCTCAACAATCTCCAAAGTATAAAGAAGGTGAGTGCCACAAGCGCTGGCTTTCTTTCACACGAGGAGGCGGACGCACACTTGGTTCTTTAATTCACTTAGCTCAGCAACACGGCTTCAAACTGGTTGACGAAACCTTGTTGGCCGATCCAATCTTCAACTCAGAACTCGAAATGCAAGCTTCAGACAATGAGCTGGAACACATCTCAAATATGCTTCAACAGTTTCAGGCTGCAACTTCTAGGCCAGAGCTTATTGGAAAAGCACCTAGTCGCCATCCAGAAAAAAAAGGAAAGCCTAGAAATTTTTCTAACGATATTATTGCCGAAACTCTTGTGCAAACAGCACAAGGCAATTTTCGTTACAGCGAAAAGCAAGGTGCTTTCTTTTTGTATAACGAACTAAGAGGTGTATGGCAAAAACAATCTGAAACTGAAACAAAAGCCTATGTAAAATCCCACCTCTCTTTAATTAAAAGCGAGATGCTACCCAATGGGTACGGGATGAATTTAATTAATGATGTCGTTGAGCAACTCAAACTTGAGTTGACCTTTGAAGATTGGTACGACGGAAAAGAACACTTGCTTTTTTCAAATGGAATCTACTCCATCGAAACGAACACGTTGCTTCCCTTTAATCGGGAAATGTGCCTCACCCAACAACTGCCATACGACTACGATCCTGGCGCAACTTGCGAACCTATTATCCAATGGCTCAAAGAAACCCAGGACGGAAACTGGGGACGAGTCCAAGTCCTGAGAGCTTGGCTCAGAGCTGTACTTCTCAGCGCATCCGATATTCAAAAGTTTGTAGAGATTGTTGGCCCAGGTAAATCAGGTAAATCAACCTATGCCAACTTGGCTCACGCTTTAGTTGGTGATGACAATGCAATGATCTCTACGCTTGAACACTTAGAGAAAAACCGTTTTGAAACGGCAAACCTATTCAAGAAAAAACTTTTACTGTTTAACGATGTTGAGCGTTATGGCGGTTCGGTCTCTGTACTGAAAGCAATTACTGGTCGTGATTTAATCCGTAATGAACGTAAGTTCCAAACCTCTAGTCAAACACCGTTTAAGTTTGATGGTTTGGTCATGATCACTGCTAACGAGCCGATACAAACAACTGATCCCACTTCTGGTCTTGCACGTCGCAGGTTGACGATTCCTTTTGACCGTCCTTTCAAGGGTAGTTCTGCGGAACAGAAAACGCTGATCGACATGGACGATCGAGGCGAACCCTTTGGTGTTTTTGCTTCCATGCTTCCTGGCCTGGTCAACTGGTTGCTACAGATGACTGAAGCTGAAATGCGAGAGTACTTAATGGAAACAACTAGCAAGGTTGAATTCTTTGCTAAGCATCATCGTGAACAGATCCTTAAGTCCAATCAAATTATGGATTGGATGGAGCATTGCGTTGTCTTTGATCAAGGTGAGTCAGCTTCAATTGGCCTTGCCAAAATCAACAAAAGCGGAGAAGGCAGTGGCGTCTATTCCAATTGGACTAAATGGCTTTATGCAAACTATTGCGAGTTTGCTCGTAGCAGCAACGCAAACATCTTGGGGCGCAGTCGATTTGAAACTTTGTTAATGGATGTATGTGTTCACCAGCTAGATCTTAATGTCTATCGTGAAAAACGTACTCGTGGCATGCGGGTGATCAATCTTGCCTGTCGCGCTTCTAATTCTGAGAAGTACAAAGACTATCCATCAATTGTTGAGGTTGGTTTAAATAAAGAAAAGTGGAAAGAGTATTATGGAGAAATATTGTTTAGAAAAGATGGCCCACGAGAAAGTTTCTAATGGCCGACATTTAATCCTTGATCTTTATGATTGCGATAAAGAGTTGTTGGACGACTATGAAGCCTTGTGTGTTTTACTAAAAGAGGCATTAGATATTGCTGATGCCAATGTCTTAAAGGTAATGGGAGAAAAGTTCCAGCCCCAGGGGGTGACTATTCTTGCTCTCTTGGCAGAATCGCATTGCTCAATCCATACCTGGCCTGAAATTGGTTACTGTGCGATCGACCTTTATACCTGTGGGTCTACAACCAAGACCCATGCAGGTGCCAATTATTTAACAACGTCTCTTAAGGCACATAAAGTTAAAGAGCAAGAATTAACTCGTTATGCATTTGCTGTTGTTAAATAGTTATGTATACTAATTGGGAATAGTTACAACGTTTAATGTCTAAGCCAAAGCTTTTATGGGTAGGTGACATTGTTGCCATGACCGGTTTTGCTCGCGTCACGGAAAATGTTCTTCCATATTTTAAAGATAAATATGAAATTCACGTCCTGGGTTGCAACTGGCATGGTGATCACACTCCTCTTTCCCAGGAGTATTTTCTTTACCCTGCTTCTAATCGTTTTCAGCCAGCTCCCTTTGGTGAAGACAAGATTCGCGAAATGGTGGAACGGCTTCAGCCGGACATTGTCTTCACGATTAACGACAGTTGGATTATTAACGAACAGTTCCGACGCATCAAGGATCTGCGTGAGCAGCTTAAGTTCAAGTTCGTGGGTTACTATCCCATGGATTCTTACGAATGGTATGGCGGTCTCCTCGACACGATGAACGAATGGGATGTAGCAATCTGCTACACAGAATTCGGTGCACATGAAACGATTCGAGCTGGTGCCAAAGTTCCCATTAGTGTCGTGCCTCATGGTATGACGGCTGACCAGTTCTATCCCAAAGACAAACTGGAATGCCGTAAAGCATTGAGTCTCAATCCAGATGACTTCATTGTCTTTAACGGCAACCGCAACCAGTTCCGTAAACGCATGGACATTACTGTCAGTGCTTTTGCCAAGTTTGCGGTTGGTAAGCCTGATGCCAAGTTGTATATGCACATGGGCTTGAAGGACCAGGGCTGGGATATCATGCCTCTCTTCCACCGAGAAATGACCAGGAACGGGCTTGACCCCAATAACCGAATTATCATGAGTGCACCCACTCAGAACGGTCCTAGCGTTCCTGTGGACACGCTCAACACGATCTATAACGCCGTCGATGTTGGTGTGAATACTTGTAAGGGTGAGGGCTGGGGTCTTGTCAACTTCGAGCACGCAGCTTGCCGGGTTGCTCAGGTTGTCCCTAACCACACCTCATGCAAAGAGATCTTCGAGGGAACTGGTGAGATGATCCAGTGCTTGCATAACGATGTGGACACCAACTTTGGTCGAATCCTTCCCTGCCCAGATGATAATCACTTAGCAGAGATCTTAAACAAGTACTACGAAGACCGTACCTTGTTGGATGACGTGGCACAAAAATGCTACGACCGAGTCACTGATGAGTGTTTCCATTGGTCAACCATTGCAAGTCAGTTTGACGAACTGTTCCAAGAAGCTCTTGGTAACTCCGAGGAGCCGGTTCAGATTCGTAAGCCTAAAGGGACTAAGGCCAAGGTCAAGAAGACCAAGGAGCCAGCTGCGGTAAAGTAGTTGCAAAACTTTACGATTAAATAGTTCTGCGGAACAGAACTACTTTGACGGAGCCTCCGAAAGGGGGTTCTTTTTTTGTGTCTCACTCTGGATGCAGAGACGCAGAGATTACCCCTGTTTTTCTTTTTAGATAGGGTAAATTACAGAACAGGTGCTGAAATGTTATCGGTACAAGCGTACTCCTTGCTACATTACAAAAAGCTACCCAAAATGTTATTTATCCTTTACTAAGAGAAAATAGACCCATTCTCTGCAAGTCTGCACATCCCTATGGCCAACAAGCTCTTGTCCGCACAGAAAGATTTAAACTTTCGTTACATTCGAGACATTAAATCCTTATCCGATGCAGACCTCAAGGCAGCTGGTTACTATCGCGGTTTTCTTTGCCCGCACGATCACACCATTCGAGATATAGAAAAGCACTGGTGCTATTTCTGCGTTAAAAAAATCTTCTCTAACGTTTGTGCTTTTGATATCAACTATATCAATTTTGAGTATAGACAAAAGCTATACAAGCTCTGGCAACTGGTTCAAGTGGGGGATCCGGGGGACTGCTGGCAGTTGATCCGTGGCTCGAATCGAGTGTGTCTTCCTTCTTATCGTTCTTACTACACAAAACAAAAAGCTGAGTTAGTCACGGTAGGTAAGGCGATCTATCAATCCGCATGGGGAGATATTGGTAACTGCAGTGTTACTCGTCTATGCAAAAACAAAACTTGTCACAACCCTCTACATTTAGTCTCATCTTGGAACCAATCTTTTCCTCCTTCCAAGATTTATCCTTTTGATTTGACGTTGTCTCCAGAAAAACTCATGCTTTATGGGCATCAAAAAGATAAAACACTTCTAATTGAATCCAGCTTTCGTCCCAGTATTGGTCTCAAAGAAGAGCAGAAGTAAAATAGAAAATAAAAGAAATAAAATGCCTCTTCGTGTATCTCAGACAGCTCAACGAGCGCGGACGCAAAACAACCCGTTAAATTTAGGTTCCTACAATTTAATTACTGCTGTTCGAAACCTTAGAGGTTCTCTTGGACCTAAAAACAGGGTGGCTTCCAATGGTTATGGCGGCGGTACCTATAACCACTGGTTCAAAATTACTCTAGATTCTGCTGGTTGGATTATCCTTGCAAAGGGTGGGTCCAGGCCTCAGTATATTAATGTATCTGCTTACGATGTAAATTTAAATCCTATTGAAGGTCGCAATCCATTTGATAAAGATAGTGTAACTGAAACAGAAAACGGAGAAGTTTACTATCCTTATTTGGGTCATGTAATGGGGTCTCAATCTGATTTATATAATACGTTTAACCCAAATCGATTAGACCGTGGTGACGAACGTTATTTCCCTTTAACCAAAGGTAGTTATTTACTTTGTGTTTCTACTACTCGCAATGAAAATTTAGATTATGAAGTTGCTTTTGTTGTAGAGTTTCCTGTTACTGCATTTGACATTGTTAACGAAGATTATTCTTTTATGTTATTTGAAAATGATGATACTATCGAAGTTGATACCATTCCAGGTTATGTCGAAACTGATCGTCATGCTCATTCATTAAGCGAATGGAAATCAGCTTGGACTTCTACTCACAGTTCTTCTGATCCTTTTCCTTCTGTTTTAGTGCCTCTTGCTACTCAACCTTAATGAGAAGACCTTTACAAACAAGCGTATTCGATATTGGCGATGGTTATAAAATTAAATTTTGGTTAACCTTTAGTCATCATCAAGGTAAAAATATTGTTTTGTGGGGTAGTGTTGCAATTGCCAAAAGCAATAGACAATTAAACGATTGGTTTGGACGCAGAAAAAATAAACGCAGCAGAAAACTAACGTCTAAACTTACTGGAAAAATTGGCATTTGTTCTATGGCTATCGCCATTAGACAAGTTAGAGAATGGTTAGAATTATTAGAGTCTGGCAATGTACTTGTTATTGAATGTGAATCTGCTTTACCCGACAAACAATATCAAGTTTGGAAGAAATGGTTTTTAAAACATGAAGATAAAAACTGGCAATTTATTGATGAGTTTAAACAGATTTATTTTTATAAAACATGAAAAATACACGTTATGATAAAAGAAATTGCATGTTTATTCCTATGGAAGCTCTTGGTCAGTATGTTGAAGTAGCATTAGCTATTCACTTTGCGGCATCTGCAATCTGCGCTTTAACTCCTACGCAAAAAGACGACAACATTCTTGGTAAGATCTACAAAGTTATTGAGTTCTTTGCTCTTGCAATTGGTAAAGCAAAAGATCGCTAATCATCTAAAGCTTGAAACCAAAAGACAACTCCTCCGTTGTCATCAACCCATTTTTTAGTTGCGTAAGCTTCCTCTTTTGAAAGCGTTACGCATTTTTTTTCGTCTCCACATTCCCAGCAAACATTAACTCTTCTACTGTCAATATTTTTATTTCTTTTCATACATTGTTTTTTATTTTTCTGTAACAATAATTGCCCAGCCTGAACCTTTGCCATCAACTTCCCAGCGTTTAAGCCACTCGTTTCTTTTGTATTTTACAGCTTGGCCTGCCTCAATACTTGTATCCAGATAACCGCCATTGACCATGTCAGCCTTACCATTCGGGTCATGGAAAATAAAATTCTCTTCATCAAATCCAATACAACAAGTCCAGTGTCCACCGCCACTTGGTTTTGAAGCAGATCCATGATGGAGCCAGCCAACGGCAACTGGTTGATTGTTTCTAATTTTTGTTTCTAATAAAGGCGCATTGCCGTTTGTAATAAACTTAGCTTGTAGTCCCAGTGCTTGCAAAGTTTTTACCTGTGCTATTTGAAGAGTACTGTCTCCAAATTTTTGCCGTATGTCATTATATTCATCATCGCTTTTAACTTTGCCATAATAACGTGCAATCATGGCACAACTAGATGAAAAACACTCACGGTAGCCTTCGCCTGATTTATTATCTCTTTGGTATTCGTATTTAACATCTAGTACTTTTTCAAGCGTTAAAGTTGTTTGTGGTGTTCCAGGGTTCTTGCATCTGTTATCCATAATTTGCTGAAGTTTTTCAGCGTAATTAGGATCAGTTGCGTAACCTTCAGCTACCAATAACTGTGCACATTCGTTCCGGGTTTTTGCTCGATTAACTCCTTTGTATCCTTTGTAGTCTTTGTACCAGCGCTTAACTAAATACTGTACACATTCTTCTGGTGTGTCAAAATTAATAAACTCATCTTTAATAGTGATCCATTGATCATCGATATATTCCTTTGTTTGTTTGCTCGTGCCTTTTCCTTTTAATCCAAAGAAATTGTTTTGACCCGAAGTATAACGTCCTTCACCACTTTCTAAGACCCATTGAGCTGCAACGCATTCAGGATATTTAGCACCAGCTTCTTTGGCAAGTTTATAAATTTCTTCCCAGCTAGTAATGTCGTTTAAAGCTTTTCCTTTTTCGCTTAAATTAATTTTGCTACAGTCTGGTAGTTGTTTAACGTACCGCGCCCGTGTAGTGTCGATTTTGGGGTCTAATTTTTTTTCTAGGTTATATTTTTCTACAAATTCGTTGTAATGACAAGGTAAGATGTGCTCTTGAAGCCAATCAAGAGCATCGTCTTGTCCTATTTTTTTACTGTATTGACCGATTAAATCAGCTAACCGAATCAAGGAGTTGTGGGCCATGTGATGTTATGCGGGAATCCAGCTTGGTTTGGTACATCTCGCAAAGCTTGTCGATAGGACGCCCAAGCTGTTTTGTCTACAGTTGCATCTGGAAGTTGCGTCCAGTCGCTTTCTGTCAAAAGATCGTTTCGATACGAACGAACTGTTCGAGATTGTGCATCGTTACGTGCAGCAACATCTTCTGCAGAAGCGTCTACAAGACTCCACTGTTGAGTCCAAACGCCATCAATTAAGGCAACACTTTCAGATAAATCTTGATTGTATGCTACTTCAGGAGGCGTTGTGAGCGTTACAATCCGAACGTTATAGTCTTCCAGGACTTCAGCAGCTGGATCCTTTGGAAAAGATACGTTGGGATAGTCATTACGTAAGTCCCAAAACGAATACGGATAACGCTGTACAGCCCCATCGTCATTTAGTAAAACATAGACGCTCATTGTTCGGTTTCCTCTGCTAACTGTTTTGCAATTACATCACGAATGATAATTGCTTTTAATTGTTCCGTTTCACTTGATTCTAACAGATCTTTTAATGAGTCACGAAACTCTTTCATCCCACGTCGTTCAGAATAGTACTGATCGATTTCTTCAATGGCTTTTTTGTAGTTATCGATATTGAATTGGTACAGCTCTACTTCAGCATGTCGCTCCATTAATGCTTGTTGAGCAAATTCAATGTTCATTTTTAAAAAGGCTTTTTAAAAATTGTACACTATTTTTTATCCTGGATGCACGGCTATATCATGAACAATTCCGGCAGTAGAAACGGTCGAAACGTTGCTAAACGTTGTGCCGGAAACTAAATAAGCGGATTGAGTAGTGCCGCTTCTTCCTACAATTACATGATATGTTCCGTTTGAATATGCAGGCGTTGTCTCAACTGCTCGTGCTGCGTTTGATAAAGTTTGTGTGAAACGTGTTCCAAAACCGTTATTTTCGCTCCATGTATAGGCAACAAGATAGGGCGAGGTTTGCGTCGCACAAAAAATCGCATCGCTATTTGGAGCAAAAGTAACTCCATAGGTGGCCCCTGAAATTCCCACCTGAGGATTACTGTGTTTTATGCCAAAAGAAAGTCCATTGCTGGTTGCTGTGTATGGATAGGCCACTACATATGGGCTAGAACTATTACCAATAGCATAAGATTTTGTGCCTGTTGTACTGGTTTTAGTTACAGCTAGGCTTCTTTCATAGACCGTGACAACTTCTTGACCTAAATCAAGTGTTCTATAAGTTCCTAATGAAGTTGCTCCTGTTCCAGCTAAATCATAATTATTTGTATGATAAATGCTACCCATTGATTGAAAAAGCGCATAGCTGTCTGGGTCAATTGCAATGCCTTTACCAGGAGAACCATAGCCAAAAGCTGGGCTTGCGAATTTTGCACCTAGTGTTCCATTACTATTTACCCTATAAACAGACATGTAAGGGTAGTTAGTTTGCCCTTCACAAAGAGCTAAAATAGTTCCGGCTTGGTTGTACTCTGCATCAACAACATTGCCGCTTGGTAAACTTTGCGGATTACTTAATGCAGTACCAAAACCACTTTCTTTAGTGTAATTAAAGACTTGTACATAAGGGCTACTCCCTGATATCCCAACCGCAACAAAAGTTCCACTTGGATGCATCGCTACTGTAAGTGCATTTCCACTAAGACTTACACTTGCTGCATGGTTAGTGCCAAATCCTCCAGTCTCTGTAAAAAAGAACGATTTAACACTTGTATTTGCATTTGCAGAAGCGTTTGCAAAGACTACTGATCCTTCGTATTCAGCTGGTGCTTTTGTAATTGCACCTTTAAATATTGTAGAAACTAAATCCATTACGCAAATCCTCCAACACGCGAAGCGTAGAAAGTACTATTCAGTTTCCAGAATAAGAAATAATCTCCACTTGTCAATGTTGGTGCGGTATTTCCATCTGGACCCACAAAAATGGTTCCTTCAGGATAGCTTAAAGTATATAGTGAACCTTGTGATCCAGGGTTTGTAACTTGAAGGAAAACACTGTCTCCTTCTGCAAAGTTAGTGTTTGTCAGCGCTGTGTTTGCACTTAAAGTGATATATTGAATACACCCTCCACTAACGTCTAAAGCGTAATTTCCTATTAAAACAGTGCCAGATTTAACAGCAGCACGACCTTGAGGAACCCATTGTCCAACACCGCCAGTAGTTGCAATCAGCGCGTAATTACCAGTACTTACAGCAGTGCCAAAAGCTGGCAGGCTTCCAGGTAATTGTAAAGTAAAGTTACTGGAAACACTTGCTACTGCAATTGTAAGATCTTTTCCATTTTTGATGCCAAGTCCACCTGTCGTCAACGATGCCGCAGTGCTTCCATTGCTAGCACTAATCTGATTTGATGCATAAACAAATGTTCCAGTAACAGTTGATCCGCTAACTGTGTTTGTAAAAACACCAGTGGTTGCAGTAACTGTTGTGAATGCACCGGTTGTTGCTGCTAATGAATTAATTGTTTGACCAGTAACTACGTTTAAACCGGTTAGTGTTGCATTATCACCAATCGTGCTTTCAGCTGCCCACTGAAGGACACCACCAGTAGAAGCTTTTAAAATATAACCTGATGTTGGTGTAGAACCCGGTAGTGTAAGCGTAAAGTTAGAGGGAACAGTTGCGACGGTAATCGTAAGGTTTTTAGCGTTTGTAAATTTCAGTCCAGTTGGTGTTAAAGTTGGGCCGCCTATCGCACCAACCTCAGATGTTCCTCTTATGGTACCTCCAGTTATACTAGTTCCACTAAGTGAGCTTGTAAAAACACCAGTG